TAATGAAACTCCAAAGTTTGAAATGGATATGGTTAAGCTTGCAGAAAAACTTCAATCAAAAGTTGAAGCTAGCACAGCAAAAATTGATTCAATATTTCAAGAACAAGTTTTAACAGCAAAAAAGATTAAAGATTTACCGGAAGTTCTTTACTCTTATGCAAATGCATCAGCAGGAAATTTTTCTTCAGTTTCTGTTGATGATTTTTCTAACTGGGCTAGCAGCAATCCAAAACTGTCAAAACAAAAAGTTAGCAACTTACTGGCTTATGTGAGTGAAAAATCAAGTAACTTCAAAGCACTGTTTGAGATTGTTAAAAGTATTGAAACATTGAAAAACAAAATTGTGTCACAGTTTGACCAGCAAAACACAGCTGTTAAATCTTTTATTGGAGATACTGCTGGTGGTGAAGGTTATGTTGCTAAAAGTTCTCATGGACTTTTCAAACTAGTCAGAAGAGGCGGTGGGTTTTCGGTAGCTCATGCTAAACAATATGTAAAAGAAGAAACAGTGAAAGAAAAACTAAAAATTGGATATTATCCGGGGTCTTTTAAGCCTTTTCATCGTGGACATTATGAAAGTATTTTGGCTACAAGAGAACTTGTTGATGAATTGAATGTTATTGCATCAGCAAGTGATAGAGTTCGTCCAAACGAGTTTCCATTAAGCGGTCAAGCATCAAAAGTGTATCTTGAAAAATACATCAAGCCAGCATTAGAAGCTCAAGGTATCAACCTTATTGTTTCTTCTGGTTCCCCAGTAACAGACGTTTATAAGTTAATAGAAGAGCAAACAAACAGCAACGCTTATGTTTACTTGTTTGCTGGACCAGATGATTTAGATAGATTTAGACCAGAAACCATAAAAAGAACCTTTCCAGAATTATCTGAAAAGGGAAGAATAAAGGTTGAACCAACAACTGTTATTATGGGTGGTGAGGGCGGAGAGCGTATTTCTGGAACAGCTGCAAGACAGGCTTTAGAGAACGATGATTTTGGTGGTTTCAAAGCAATGCTTCCAAATGTTCCTGCTATTCAAAAAGACGCAAAAAAGATTATGGACATGTTTAAGCAAGCTGGTGAAAAACTTGCTGAAGAGCAAGCGGCAAAAGAAGCGGCTAAGAAAACAAAATCAGTTAAGAAAACTGCAAAAGAGTCTGTACTATATGAATGCATCATGTTGTTGTTAAAAGAGCATTTTATTTCGGAGAAGAAAAAGCGTAAGGGCAAAATTCATTTTCCACCTGAAATAGAAAAGATTATCAAAAAAGAACTTAAGCCACGTTATGGTGACAATGATGCTGCGATATACGGCACAGCAACAAAAATCATGAAAGTAATGAGTTTACAGAAAGTTTCGAAATAGTATATTACTTATAGGCATGGCTAATGTTGCCGAAGGAGAATGTATAATGAAGGTTACAGTAAAACAACTCAAGGCATTGATTCGTGAAGCTGCTGAAGAAGCAATGGACGAAATGAAGCAAGAAGATGTAGGTATTGATGACATGGAAGAAGCTGCTCTTCATGAAGCCGTTACCAAGGCATTTCGTGCAGGTTATCAACGTGGTGTTAGAGCAGGTCGTAGACGCTGATCAAATAACGTGGTCGATAAGCAAAGGGCTTGCATTATGCAAGCCCTTTGTGTTTTTATCAAGGTGCTTTGATTATTCTGGAGCGAACTCTTAGATTGGTACCAAACTTTGATTTAAGATCTAGATCGTTGTTTAAGTTTACAACAGCTTCGACGTTTAAAGGGCTGTCATCAAAGAACTCGATATGAGGAATATTATGAGACAACATCGTATCCTTTATCCAGTTGCTTTTAAGTTCTGGTACTGATTTTTCAAGTGTTATAACAGGAATATCGATATCAAATGACCGTAAGAAGTTGGCAATGTTTTTATTTGCATTATGACCTCTTGCTGTTAGAATAACAGCTGGAGATGAGGAATCTTCTCTTAGTTTTCTTACAACATTGCGAAGTATATCAAATGTAAAGTCAATAATTTTTGGATTGATAACTTCCTCGAACTCACGATAATCGTACTTGTATTCTTTTTCTGGGTGTTTGCTAGCAACGTTTGTTTTAAACACGGCATACTCTGCCGGAGTGATTGGGTACTCCTCTTCAAGTTGTTTTCCAGAATCTTTATCGAACTCTGTTACCCAAACTCTTGAGTTTGTTTTTGCTAAAGTATCATCAAAATCGAACACACGTAACGTTCTCATTCCAGTGCGTGTTGACACAACCCCAAGTTCTTCAAAGATTATCGATTTGATAATATATTTTAACTCTTGTTTCATGATCTTATCTTCTTGTCACCAACGTTACAACTTCTTTGAGTGATGTTAGATGTTGCCATAATACTTATTTGTTATAATGTCAACTTTTTTAACGACACTTCATCCAACTTCTTTTGGTTTCTATGATAAATATCAGTTGTTTCAGCAAGACGCTGACAATATGGTTACCTTTGTTCTTAGATTTCTTGGTGAAGACGTTTTATCTGTTGAACTAACCAAACGTCAAATCTGGGATAACTTCGAGCAAGCTACCCGTGAGTTTAATGGCAAAATGATTGAATACCAAAACGTATCCAATCTTTCTAATCTACTTGGCTCTCCAACAGGCAGCATCGATGCCAACGGCAATCCTTCTATTAATGTTACAGATATGTACGTGCAACCAAACTTGGAGTATCTACTAACTCTAGCTGCACCATACGCAGGCGTTGTTGGTTATGCTCAAGACGAACAAACATATCTTGGTTATATCACAATGGTTAATACCAAACAAGAGTATGACCTTTATACAGATCTTGTTGACGAAGATGGTACTCCAGTATGGAACTTGCAACCAAGTGGTTCTGTGGGAAGTATGCAAGTTGTTGAAGTATTTCACAATGCACCCGTTCAATATGTGTTTAACTCAAACCTTGCTTCGAATTTTGTTGCAACAGGTCTTCCTGTCGAATCATATATTCCAGACACACGCTTTTATGTTCTTCCATTGTTTGAAGATGTGTTAAGAGCTGGAATGTTGGAAGCTGCTCAAAGAGTTCGTCGTTCACATTATAGCTACAAGATTTCTGGCCGTAGTATAAGAATATATCCAACACCAAACAGTCTTGTTCCCGGTTATAACAACCGTGTTTGGATTCGTGTTAGATTTACAAGACAACCTTTTCCAACTCTAGCAAACACTATTGTTAACAGTGGCTCCGCTTATTCTCCTGTTGGTTCTGGTTCTGCTGGAGCATATGAACAAGATAAAATCTATGGTGTTAACGGTCCATTTACCGCTCCCTTTGGTCCATTAAACTATAACAGCTTGAATATGTGGTGCAGAAACTGGATTGCTCAAATGACTTTAGCTCTTTGTACCATCCAGCTTGGACGTATCAGAAGCAAGTTTAAGAGTATGCCCATTCCCGGTGCTGATCTTACTCTTAACGGTGAGGATTTAGTTACTAGCGGCAAAGAAGACAAAGAAAAACTTATGACTTCTCTTAAGGAAACTTTGGACAACTTAACTTATGACAAGATTGCAGAACGTGAAGCAGCCAAAGCAGAAAACGCTGTAAAACAACTAGCGTTTATTCCAATGCCTCCTAAATACGCAATTTTTACAAGTTGACTTGTAAAACGTTACCTCCTTACTATATACTATTAGGAGAGGTAACATATGGAATACAAATACGATGGCCATTCACTTAAATCTGGAATCTATAAAATCACAAACAAGATAAATGGTAGGATTTATATTGGTTCTGCGAAACTTTTCAAGGTTCGTTGGAGTCAACATTCATCATCTCTTCGTAGTCAAAAACACAATAATAAGTTTCTTCAAGCTGATTTTAACAAGTGCGGAGAAGAAGCTTTTGTGTTTGAAGTTATTGAGGTTACAGAAGGTAAGAGTAAAGAAGAACGTTTGCTGATTGAAGAAGGCTATATCAAGCAGCATTACGATTCCGGTGATATGTGTTATAATCTTTGCAGCAAAGCTATCTCACGGGAAGGCTATCCAAGCAAAAACCCAGAAGAAACAAAACGCAAGATATCTGCGGCCACAAAAAAGAGGTGGCAAGACCCAGAGAAAGCAGCAAGTATACGCAACTCTATAAAGAGTGCGCTATCAGACCCAGAGACAGCCAAGCGTCATCAAGAGGGTCGCATTCGTTCATGGGAAAACAATGAAGAACGACGTGCCGCTGCTTCGCAACGTATGTCTGAGCGCATGACAAACAGTACCACAGAAACAGAAAAGATTATAGAAGCCTTAAAGGTATCTCAACCCAAAGGAAGAGACACTTTTAGGAAACGAATGAAAGAAGATACAAAGCTTCGACAAACTTATGTTGATATCGCAAAAAAGAAAGCTGAGAATCTAAACGAGAGATACAAGAATGATGCTGAGTATAAAGCGATGATGGATAAAAAGTCTATAGAGAACATCAAAGCATATAACGAAAAACAAGCACAAAGTATACCAGTCAAAGCTCCTTTGATATCACCAGATGGAAGAGTTTATTCAGATATTCGTAGTTTGAATGCGTTTGCCAAAGAGCATGGTTTAGATTCAAGTTCTCTTTACAAGCTTTATTCTGGTAAGTTAACCGAAGTAAAAGGTTGGAAGCTATTTATAGAATAGTGTAAAACGTTACCTCCTTACTTGTGTGCGAATTAAACCACAAACAAGCTATTTAAAGCAAAGGATAAGATGTTGTGAAAAAAGTATTAAGAGAATCACTTAAAACCATTATCAAACAAGTTTTGACAGAGATGAATTTGCAAGCAATGTTAAGTTTTGCTGGTTTTGATGAAAAAGTTAAAACACGAATGCTTTCGGAAATTAATTCTTTGAATCTTATGCCTCTTGTAAAAAGCTTGTTTTTGTGAAATAGCCGTATATCTCTATTTAACAACATGACAACAATAGCAACACAACTAGCCACAAAACTTGTTAACGAAACTCCAAGCAACCTTTACCTTGATGTGGAACACATTGACAATGATTTAATTTTTATAACATATCGTTACAAAAACGAATCGCTTCAAAGCGTTAGTCTAACTGATGTAATGTATAGAGATAAAACAAAGCCAACAAAGGTTGAAAAAATAAAAGGTGAGTTGATTGCAAGGTTGGCAACTTCGTCAGGGCAAGCAGATAAAGCAAAAGGTTCATGCAATGGTTCATATGTTGTTGAATATGTTGTTGTAGATCCTCCCGGTGGTGGCTGGGGCAGACTTCTTTATTACGTTGCAATGCACTTTGCTAAAGATAAAGGTTTGATAGCTGACAGAATCAAAAGTTCTGGTGATGCTGTTGCAACATGGAACAAGCTTTGGAATGATCCCGAGATTAACAAAACCAAGCAGCTTGACGATGTATACGATCCAAAAACACCTACAAGAAGTGATGATTGCAACTTGGCTTCTTCTGGTGTTTACAATGAAAAAGAAGATGACAAAAATCTTGAAAGAAAAGAATATTCAAGAGAATCTCATAAATGGAATCCTCTTCTTAGAGGCAAGAAGCCTGATGCAAACGAACAAGATGATGAAGAATACGACAAAGATCCTGTTGCGGCAAAGGAAAGAGCTGACAAGTATAAACTAGAAAAAGCTAGCAAAGTTAACTACACATACATTGCAGACTCAAAAGAAGCAATCAACATTCTAAGTAACGCTGGCAGAATAGCTTACGATGGTAAATTTCCACAAAAACCATCAGCAACTTTAGCTTCTGTTACTGCTCGTCCCGATGTTCCTAGACCACTAGAAGAAAACCATGTGTTTCTTTATGGCATCTTGTTTGGAGATTAAATAAACAAAGAAAAGGCGGGTAGCTATATTTCTAGGCTTTTTATCGGTTTAAGAGAAGTACAGTTCATAAACGACTTAACGAAGGAGTTTATAAAGGATGTTGCAGGTCAAACAATAAACTATTTTCCTGTGTCTTCCATTAAAAGTTCTGTTCACAAGATATACAACGAGTCTGTGCAAAAGATTTTTGAGAATCCTATATCGATTCCTGCTCTTGTAGGAATCCCAGAATACTCAAGCAAAACAACAAACTTTGGACCAGACATTGAAGCCAAGATCGAAGTGTTGGTTCAATACAAAGATTTACAAGACAAAGGTATTGTGTTAAGCGAAGGCGATTTCTTTTCTTATGATGATATCTTGTACGAGGTTCTTACTGTTGTGAATGCTGGCAAGAATATCTTTGGTTTGGCTGAATATAACACTGCATGGAAGATTACAGCACGCAGCGCAAGACTTAATCAAATCGACGTACCAAACCTTCCAAATCCAAGTCTTGCTCCAGAAGACATTCAAACTGTTTTTGAACAACAACGTGGTTTACCATTAACAGATGATGGCAAGCAAACAGGAGATGTTCGTGAGATGAGAGAGCGTCTTGGACACGACATGGCTCCTATTGCTCTTGGTACCGGTCAACGCAAAGTTGAACCAAACGTAGGAGAAGAAGGTGATTTTATTGAAGGTAAAACACCAAGCTTTAACAACGATCCATTGCCTGCTAAAAAAGGAATATATGATGAATGATGTTGTCTAGTTATACAGCATGACAACACGTTTTAATGTTCCTTATTTAGAAGGCAAAGAACAGCTAGATACTGGCTACGATCTTCAAAACAATGATCCTTCTACGTTTTATATACCTTCTTGTGGTATAGAAGATGTAGATGCAGCAATGCATTCATTGTTTGATAAAGATATTCCATTTCGAACATATCAAATCAACACAAGCTACGAAAAAGAAATCAATCTCAAGAAACCTTTTGTGATCTTAGCAACAGGTGAAAGATTCGCTCTTGCAAAGCGTTTAAAGCCTTTTAGAGACAGGAACGGAGTTCTGCTGCTCCCAGCTATATCAATCCGTAGAACGACGATTGAACAGGCTTCTGGTGACACTTTTGTTGGTGAGCTAACAATCAAACGTAGATTGGATGAATCTGATAAAGATTATCAGTCATTGATTAATCGATTGCTTTTAAAGAATGTACCAAATCCTCCAGACACCTTGAGAGGAAATAAAGGTGAAAACGAAAACGATCCATCTGTACGTGAAGGAATGCTGTTAGATGATAGAACAAAACGCTTAAGAGCCGATCACATATACGAGATTATTGCAATACCTTTTCCTCAGTTTTTTACGGTGACGTATGAAGTTGTGTTTTGGACCAACTATACACAACACATGAACTATATTTTGGAAACGATGTTGGCTAGCCAGATTGTTCCCGGCAAAGGTTTTTACTTAAAGTCTGAAAAAGGTTATTGGTTTTCTGCAACTGTTGACAGTGGATTAACAGCTCAAGATAACTTTGATGATATTACCGATCAAGAACGTTTGATTAAGTACAGTTGCAACATAAGTGTAAGAGGTTATTTGCTGGCACCAAACGCTCCCGGCCAAAGAGTTCCATTTAAGCGTTATCTTTCAAACGTCAACATATCATTTGAAACATATGTTGCTGAAGGAAACGTGCTGCAACAACCTGATATCGATAGATACAACGAAACCAAAAACGATTTTACAAAAGAAAATCCTTTTATTCTAACTGATATTGAGCAAGATCCAGCAACCAAACAAAAGCCAACCGATCAAGAAAAACTTGTTTTTGAGCGAACTTATCGTGATCCAAACAATCAAAACATCAAGCAAACAAAGTATGTAAAGCAGATGGCTAACAATCAAAAGCAAGGTGAGACTATATATACCGCTTCTGATCAACAAGCTTTGTTTGATTTCTTTGTTGACAATAAATGAACATAGGCAAACAGGTTTTCTGTATCTATTTATGCCGTAGAACTTTCACAACCGTAAAGTGAGGAAACATTATGCCAGAAATAGTATTAAAAGCACCGAACTACTTTGACCGTGAGTTTGATTTAACCGAACGCACTATTCCTGTAGGTGGTACTCCTACAACCGTTATTGGTGGCGCAGAAAAAGGTCCAGCCTTCGTACCTGTAACTCTTGGAAGTTACACTGACTTTGCAAACAAGTTTGGTAACGTAAATCCA